TGAAATAAGGTCAGGAGGCGTAGCCTTTAAGGCTACGTGGATACCAGAGCCCGAGTTGGGACCTGGGTTACCAAATGTCGGGCCTAACGATTACCGCTCACCAATCTTGGTGAAGCGGTTCGAAAGATCCGGCGTTCTTCTTCCTTATAGCACTTGGGGTGGGAGTAATTCGTTTGAGCACTACGTGCTCTTTAACGATTATCCTCCGACATCTGGAGTCCGTATCGTGACTAAGTCGTACGTGTCCTTTTACCTTGGTGGTAATGGACACTATACTTCTTATCCCGGTATGGCCAACTTATGGTTCCCCGCAAGTGATGGATTCGGTCCTTTGGACGGCCCAATACTGGGCTTACCAAAGTTGTACGAGCTACAGGCCGACGGCGTAAGCTTTATCAAGCCCGCCGACGGAGTCAACGCTCTGGCAGCAAATGCCCTCAAGGCTATGTTACCGGGGATTAGACCATCTCTAAGTCTAGTAAACTCGATTATCGAGTTGAAAGACTTTAAGAGCCTACCTCGTACATTGCTCCGCATTAAGAGTCTTACTAAAGATCTCCTAACAGGGACTTATAAGGGCTTGAGGACTTCTCCAACTCTCTTTAGAGAGCGGAAGCCTTTGCGGCGCATTCTCGGAGCGGGGTCTGATACTTATCTGCAAGCGCAGTTTAATATCTTACCCTTACTTCGCGATGTGTCTGGTTTCAAACAGGCACTTCGCACAGTGTCGGACCAAGTTGATAAACTTGTTCACGACGAGGGTCGGCGTAGAACTCGGCATTACAGTCGAGATCTCCGCGCCCAGTACAAAGACGTTGATGAAACGTCTAGTACCTTCACGTGGCCAATACCGCCGCCTACAGGTTACCCATCCCAAATGGTCGGGGTGGGTCGCAAGCAGCGACAGGTAAAGTACACGGAAGCTCTGTTCCGATCCCAGCTTGACTATAGTTATTACTTTAGTCAATATCAGCGTGAAAACGCTCATATACTGGGGCTACTAGATGCATTGGGGGTTAATCTAAACCCTGCGATCATCTGGAACGCAATTCCCTGGACCTTTGTCTTTGATTGGGTCGTGAACATAAGTTCATGGCTTGACAAATTTAAGGTCGGGAATCTGGATCCTGTGACACTCATACATGACTGGTCATGGTCTACGACCGTTGATCGCTCTACGACAACCTTTCAAAGGTTGCACGAGGGTACCAACGATCAGACACCATTCCGTCTAACGTCCAGATGCCATGAGGTAGCGTATAAACGCTCCACAAAGTATCTGGATATCGGCAGTGCATTAAGCACATCGGGCATATCTCCCAAGGAGTTTATGCTCGCATCGGCCTTAGCGGCTTCTCGCCAATATCGTCGATAACCATCCGTTCCCTACGGTTAATTAGGGAGTACAGCATGTTACCAACAACGCTCAATACCAATGAAGTAAAGAACAGTGCCGGTACCGAAGTTGAATTCGGCCGGATTCAAACAGTGGACAGACAGTTAACGTTCGCAGCCTCTCTCGAGACTCCGAACTTACCGCACCGACTCCTGGTTTCTCACCTGGAGACCGGTGAGGGCATTTCACGACGGCGCCGGTCGCTTGTTCGCGTGGATAAAACCATCGCGGGTCAAGTCGATACGACGCAATCGGTGAAGGTGTCCTTCTACGCAGTGGCTGACATTCCTGTCGGCCAAATGACTGCGTTTTCCGAAGCCGCTCACGTCAATGCGGAGTTGATCTCATTCCTAGCATCGCTAGGGGCGAGTACAACGATCCTCTATGACGGGACTGGCAACGGGTCCGCATCCCTGATCAACGGGACTTTGTAAGTCCCGGTAATGGGGAACCCCCTGGTTCCATAACAGCAGAAATGCTGGAATGGGTCAGGGGTTACTCCTTGATCTGTTCTGGCCAAACGAAAGGACCTCATATGTCAAAGTTCAGATTAGGCGAGGAAACGGTTGTGGGCTTAAAACCCTACGATCGTCACCCCGTCCGGTCTTACTTAGCCTTTGGACCAATCGGCTTTGAAAAAAGTCAATTGACCAAGTGGGTTAAGAAGGCCTACATGGACTCGACTCTGGTAAGTCACGAAGCTTCTATTTCTACGTATATAATACGTAAGAATGGAATTCCGTGCTACCTTGTCGTTATCCATGGATAACCTGCGCGATGAATCGTGAGGACACCATCGTTTGGTTGTCTTCATTAGTTGCGCAGCGTTGCACATGCTCTGAGAGGATTACCTTATGGTATCCAATAAGAGCTCAGATGAAGTATTATTCATCTCTGCATTGCTGCGTGACGTTCATACGTTACGTAGTGATGTGTTTAACCAACGGGCTTTGCGTTTGACAATCCAAAAGATTGCAATACGCTCGGCTCGGGAGGGTATAGGCTTCTTAACGAAGACTATGCCGCATCTCGGAAAGGCCCTTGACAGGGCCTTAACCGGTGAACATATAATGGACTCTGTTGAGCATGGCTTTAAACCCATGCCTGGCAGTAAGCTTCCCATGCTAATGGGTGAGCTTTTCCGTTTAGTGTTCAATCACGATGGCAAGGTTCTACCTTCACCTTGCGTACGAAGCATCACAGAGCTGAGGCAAATCCTGTATTTGTTTTACAAATACGAGATCCCTTACTCAGCTAAACAAGAACAAAAAGTCATACTTCAGTTTTTACAAACTGAAGACGACCTTAAGGACAGTAATGAAACATTCTCCGCAATGGCGGATCACCTTGAAAATCATAGTGAGGGGTTTAATCTCCCTCACATTGACGATCTTTGGTGGCCGCCGAATGTGGATTGTGAGTCTATACGGATTGGATGTCGATCTGTTGACCCCCGTGAGGGAGTTTCTGATCGGCAAACTTTCTGTTTAGCCCTGAGAGCTCGAGCTCTGCTATGCAGTGTCTTGAGTTCTTTTGATCCGACTGATATCCATCCAAAACACGGTCCCGGGGCAGTCTCCACTAGGGAGAAGCTTTGGGGCAAGTATTTTTGGACTAACATCAATGATCGGATCGCAGAACGTTACCCAATTGATGCGTACTTCTACGCATCTCTTGGTCACGTCTGCGACTCTCAAGCTGAGATAACTCAACTTGGAAGCAAAGAACGGTCGGCACGGGTTATTCTCGTTCCGAAGGATTCTAGGGGCCCCAGGCTTATATCTTGTGAACCATTGGAAAACCAATGGGTTCAACAAGGGCTTGGAGCTGCACTAGTTCGTCACGTCGAGCGTCATTCCTTTACCAAGAGGAGTGTTCGCTTCACAGACCAACGTCCAAACCAACAAGCGGCCTTGCTAGGGTCTCTTGATGGAGGATACGCGACCTTAGACCTCAAAGAGGCCTCTGATCGTGTAAGTGTTGGACTGGTTCGCCTGCTGTGGCCAAGTAAGGTTTTACCTTATTTGCTTGCATGCAGGAGTTTAGCTACTACTCTTCCTGACGGTCGTGTCATAGCACTCAGAAAGTACGCGCCAATGGGGTCAGCATTATGCTTCCCCGTTTTAGCGCTAACGATCTGGGCGATACTTCACGCCGGGATAGACGATGCGCATACTCGTGAGAGTATGTTAGTGTATGGTGATGATGTGATCGTACCCACGGCGCAAGCCATGAACGCGATCGAACTGCTCGAGAGATTTGGTTTACTTGTAAACCGCTCTAAGAGCTGTGTCAGTGGATTCTTTAGAGAGTCCTGCGGCGTCGATGCATATATGAATGCCGACGTCACACCGATCCGAATCCGGACGGTCTGGCCATCCTCACCTAGCCCTGATTCTTACATTAGCTGGATCGCGAAAGCGAATCAGTTTTATGATAAGAAGTACATGAATGTTTACGAGATGATATGCCAAAAGCTGTTTCAGCTTTATGGCCACATCCCGGACAAGAGCATGGGTTTACTCGTGCCTAGTTTACGTTCAGTACCCAATGATAGGAAACCTCAACAAACCCGAATTAATAAAGCTCTCCAAAAGAGAGAATATAAAGTTCGAGATGTTGTGACTAAGCCAATAAGAAAAACTCTGGATGGATGGCGAATGCTGCTTCGGTTCTTCACCGAGGCGACAAACGACACTCCGTTTTCAGAGCGATTAATATTGACTAGACCCCGCTCACACGAGCGCCTACACGGTTCTGACTTATCCCAGTCATGGGAATGTCATGAACCTTTTATGGTCAGTTCATACACGAGACGTGGAACGAATCAATTCGTTCACCGTTGGC